GGCGGCACCCAACGGCACGAAAACCACCCAGTATGAGCATATGCTTCCTTTACTGGCGAAGCTGGAGGAGAGCCGGGAGGTGGACGGTATTTTATTTCTGTTGAACACCGTGGGCGGCGACGTGGAGGCAGGACTGGCCATCGCAGAGTTGATCGCCGGACTGACCAAGCCCACGGCGGCCATCGTTTTAGGGGGCAGCCATTCCATCGGCGTTCCGTTGGCGGTGGCGGCCCAGCGGAGCTTTGCGGTGCCCTCCGCCGCCATGACCATCCATCCCGTGCGGATGAGCGGAACGGTCATCGCCGCGCCTCAGACTTATAACTATTTTCAGCGGCTTCAGGAGCGGATTGTGGCCTTTGTAGCGGGACACAGCCGGATCTCGGCGGAGAAATTTCAAGCCCTCATGCTGGCGAAGGATGATATGGCGGCAGATGTGGGCAGCGTGATCTACGGCGAGGAGGCGGTGCATCTGGGGATCATCGACCAGCTGGGCGGATTGCGGGAAGGATTGGACTGGCTCTATCGGAAAATGGATGAAACGAGGGGGTGATGCCCCTCGTTTTCCTATTGAAATAAGTGCGTTTTTCTGGTATAGTATCTTAGTTAAAGTATGTTCAAAGTATATGGGTGTGATCGAGGTGAGACATAGATGTACTTAAAAGCGCTGGAGATACTATGCATCTTGTAAAACCTTGTAATACCAACGGAAACCGGGCATAATCAAACTCAAATTACACCACTTTTACACCAAGTAGGGAGCCTGACATAGTCCCTAATTCTCTGGGCGATGAACGTCGCCCGCCTACATATTTTTGCCCTTTGATAAACATACGAATCTCGTGTGCTGATCAAAATGCAAAACGTAAAAAATAAGGGTACGAATATCGGATTGCTCCGGTAAACGTACCCTTTATTTTAACGCATTTTACTCCAAGAAATCATTCTCGGCCAAGCATCTCTCGTATTCCTTTACGAGAAGCTTGATAGTCGATTGAGCCTTCTGGTTCTTAAAATCTGGATGCGTGGCACAGTAGTGCTCATAGTCAGTAATGTCCAAGATGATCTCGTCACAGTGCTCCTTGCTATGTCTCTGACCATGACGAACTTCATCTCCAAAGCGTAAGATCCTTCTGCGAGCCTCTTTCGCATTGCGCTCGTCCTCTTCGTTTCTACGCTTTTCACCGACCCTGCGCATCTCCGTGATTTCGTCTTCCAGCTTATCGACTTTTGCAATAACATCCTTGTTAATAGCACGGCCAATGGCACTGGCCGCAGCAGACCAAGGATTGATTTTGATGGGCGCGATCTGGACTAACCCGGTCGCCGCGACCAAGATAACAGCACCCCAAGTGGCATACGAGCCAATGGGGATCTTCGCAAGTTCAGACAGTACGCTCATCGGATCACCGCCTTATTCAGCGGTAATGCCGCCAGCTTCTTTGTTCAGAACCTTAGAAGCCGCGCAGATGTCATCAATCAGGGCAGAGATCTTCGCCAGAGCAGCGTCGTCCAGATCATAGTTAATATTGGCCGCGCTGGTGCGGATCATAGCCATAACCCACTCCTTACGAGTAGCACCGTCCGTGAACTTCTCCTCGGCAGTCTTCATGTACTCGATGGTCATGCGCATCAGCTCATTCCAATTCTTCTCCTTGGTTGCAGCCTTGACATACTCAATCAGCTTCACAACCAGAGGAATCAGAGTTGCCAGACCGACCAGTAACTCGCAGATCATTTTCACCCAATCCAGTTCCATAACAATACCTCCATCAGTTTAATAATGCCGCCCAAGTATCCCTGCCGACAATGCCGTCTGGGGACAGATGATGAGCGGACTGAAATTGTTCGATTGCAGTCGCAGTTTTTGGACCATAAATGCCATCGGTGCTAATACCGACATTCAGATTAGCATTAAGGATCGCCTGCACAGCCTTAACAGCATTGCCTGTGGAGCCGGGTCCAACCTGCACACAGGACACCGACACCTTCTTCACAGCAGGCTTCTGTACGGGCTTCACAGCACCGTCATACAGCGGACGATAAGCACCGTTCACCAGTGTAATATCCCTCTGCTTGCGGTAAACACCGTCGCCATTAGATTGACTGCCAGACCCGGCGGCGGAGGTATTGCCCTCAATCGTGGTCAGTACAGAACCATTGACACTTTCTACCAGTGCAATGTGATCCGTTTCGCAGCCAGTCTTTGGAAAGTTCAGAATCACCAGATCACCGGGCTTGTACCCAGATGTGACCCATTGCTTCTTAGACTGTGCATAAGTTTTCAGAGCTGAGCAAGATGCGATCTTTTTGCCACCGCAGAGCAGGGAGCTAAGGCCGGCAGTCTTAAAGACCCACCACTGAAAGAGCACGCACCAAGGCACACCGTCAAGACCGTATGCTTTGCCATACTTAGTCTTGTTGCCACGGCCTTCCTTGTAGCCGATTTCCTTAGCGGCGACAGACAGGATCTTCTCAATCTGTGTCATTGGACTCACCGCCGTCCTTGGGCTTGCGGCCTTCCAGAATCTTTTTCAGCATCAGCAGGCCGACTTCAACGCCCCATAAAGTAAAAAACCACTGGATGAGGGTCGCAGCCTCATTACCAGTGATCGTGAATACCACCATCTGCCAAATCGTGAAGATGGTGACCTGAATAAATGCGAGCAGAAGCACCCGCTTCATGAACTGCTTTTTCGTTACTCTTTTACCCATGACACACCTCCTGCATTTTTTCTCTCGTAGCCCGTCCAACGATACCGTCAACACCAAGACCATATTTGCGCTGGAAATTGCAAACTGACGTGTGCGTATAGGTGCTGAATGTACCGCCCACTGTAATAGCAGGGGCTACTGTCTGTTTCAAATGCCACTGAACCCACTTAACGCCATCACCGGTATTGCCCCTCCGCAGAGTCACTGTTGGAACAGGATAGGGGCACTTATTGTATGCAGCTGGCACCGCGGGTTTTGTCACAGCATCCTTCTTGTACCAAACACAGACCCAATAAGCTACCTTGCGCCGTTCCGACTGGTAATATTTCTTGCCATCAAATCCCTGAGAACTGCCGCCACAATCCATCATGATAGCGTCTAAACAGCCATTTGACTGCATTTTAGACCGCAGCGCAGTAGGGGAGAGGGCACCGCGTCCATCGTTGGAAACGAACAGATGCAGATTATTCTTGTCGCAACCAACACCAGTACGACCACGGATGCCGCCTTGGGCGGGCTGATAATGGAAGTCGGTATGCTTCCCGCCCTTCAGCATGGCCGAGCAGGCGAGAACATTCTTGTATTTTGTCATGTCTCTCGAATGAATCATTTTGATGTCAGGACCAACATTCCAGGCGAGACACCAATAGCCATCCGGTGACGTGGCGATGGCCTGCCCGTTGATACGCAGAGGGATGGGATTGATTTCGCCAGTATGCATATCATACAGGCCGCCGTTGATGGCGGCATCACATTTATACTTGGCGACCACTTGCTGTAAAGTCAGCTTGCAGTCGGTTTTCACGATTTCGATTCGTGCAATTTTTGCTTTGGGAATTTTGAGATACATGAGCAGCACCTCCTGAATATGCTTGAGTTTTCAGCCTAAATGACTTATAATGACACTACCATCAACTTGATGAATGGGAGCTGATGCCGTGAAGAACGAGATGAATGTAGTTGTGATCTGTACGAAGTGCGGCACATTGGCGCCGTATGATCCGCCCAATGGGAACAATCCATGGGGAACGTGGCATTGGCATCAGCCGTGTCCTCGCTGTGGTGCAGAGCAATGGGCATCACACGATCCTGACACAGACTGGAAAACAGGCAAGCCATTGGATGGCGACAGTTTATAAGAGCTTAAAAGAGGGCGGCTTTGCCGCCCTCTTTTTTTACGAGACAATCGTATTGGTGTTGCTTACGTAATACGTTATCCTGATTTTCGGAGTTCCAGTAAACGTACCACCAGTACGGGAAAACATGTAGCGCAATGAGTCTGTTCCATCCGTGCCAGAGCCGGATTTAGGAATTCGATAAGATTGTGTATATTCTCCCGTCTCTGTCTCAGAAAGCTTGATTTGCGAGCAACCATCGAACATGCAATTATAGCAGCCATAAGTCAATGTCAAAGCAGGGAGCACAGGAAGCTGTGTCAAGCTCGAACAACCGCCGAACATAAACTGATAGCACAAAGAGGAAAGTGTTGTTGCTGGTAATGCGGGAGCTGTCGTCAAGCTCGAACAACCGTCGAACATATGATCGTAACACTGGCCATTCAATGTTGTTGCTGGAAGTTCTGGAGCGTGAAGCAAACTGGTACAGCCAGCAAACATATAAGAATAACACGAGCCCGTTAATGTTGTCGCTGGTAATACTGGCGCTTCCGTGAGACTTGTACAGTTTTGGAACATATACTCATAGCAATCTGTTCCCAATGTAGTTGCAGGAAGTTCAGGCGCAATTGCCAAACTCGTGCAGCCATCAAACATATTTGAATAGCTTTCACTATATACTCGTGTGGCAGGAAGCGCAGGCGGAGTTACTAAACTCGTACACTTTCCAAACATACTATGATAGCACTTAGTAGACAACGAGATGGCTGGTAGTTCAGGCGCTTGCGTCAAAGTGGTACAGCCACAGAACATGTCTTCGTAACAACCATAAGTCAAAATTAGGGCAGGTAATTCGGGGGCTGAGATTAAACTGGTGCAATCCCAGAACATGTATGCGTAACAATATCGCTCCATCGTCGGATGTTCTCCGGCTTCCGCTGTCGCATAGTCCAAAAGCATCTCAATATTGCCGTTGCAAGCAATATTACTTCCAGTAAAAGTCCACTGTCCACTGGCACCATCGGTAATTTTCGTATTACCGGTGCCACGCATATACAAAATATGGCTGGTTTCTCTGGAGGCTGATGTGATAGTTGTGGTTCCATCCCAAGTGGTCCATACATTTTGATCGGTGGAATATTCGAGCGTGCCGTCCCAAGATTGCTTATTGTTTCGGGTGGCTAATGTAAATTCACTCGGAGAACTAAAGGTTAGGCAGGATGTGTAAGCCATGGCGTGTTTTTTCCTGGGTAAATTATAAATCACCGAATCACCTCCATGAAATGAAGACCGGAGGCAAGCGTCTCCGGCCAGAAAAGGTTGATTTTGTGCATACACTAAACGCAAAAGCAGAGCGAGATGCAAACATCATGGTCAGCGATGAAAAAGTATTCGCTACCGCCAGCTGTGGCATTACAGAAGCACTCATTATTGCCGGAAGCGGCGGAACGCCATAACCAATTCTTAGCCGAGCCATTCTGACTCTTGATTATAGAATTGCCGGCTTTGTACGAGCCATCGTGTCCATGTCATTTTTGGGCTTTGATAGCTTACGTTCAAGTTCCTTCGCCACATAAATATTGTAAGATAGAGAAGAATATCGGTCTTTACGCATACCGCTTTTTTCATAAACGCGGATCGTATTGGTACCGGCTTTCTGCTCAGATTGCAGATTAACCAGTTCATTCACCAACAATGTGGTGTGAATGTATGGCATCTTAAACAAGTTCCGATTTTCTGGCTCTAACTTGCTGTACCCGGTGCATTTTTCGAGGATCTCATCGCACCCGTACTCTGATCGAAGTAGCCGCACTGTCCCATTGCGGAATGATTCGCGCAGTTGGATCGCGCATTCGGAGTTAAACCGCTCACTACCCATCATAGCCCAGATCACTTTGGGAGCATTCGTATCTGTGCAGCGTTCAGAGATCTCGTCATTGTTACAGCAGCCAAGAGCGGGATACACAATGCCGGTCTCACGATCAATCAAATCGCCCATCAGAAGGTCAACGATCGGAAGACCATTGCCCTTTGCATCCGAAACCAGGTAATCACAACCGTACCAGTCAAACAACTTGCGCACACGAAGCGCCAAATCATCTGACCGTACACCCTCTATATTTTCTGTATACACAATGTTGCTGGTTCGTTGCGTTCTGCTACCTCCAGCTGGAATATTGGAGTTGATAAAAATAGAGGCAGCGTCGTTGTTCCGCTTTTTGGAGGCCATTAGAGCAATGTCGACTGACAAGATACGGATCTCTCCGGGACGTTTTGCGGGGATGTGTGTCCGTTTATCAGACACCCTCTCCGCTATCGCGTTTGGCAGCCACGGATATGTGAGCTGACGACACTTTTCGATGTCATCAAAGTTATAAAGGCTGTCGTCTCCGGAGCCAAGCCACAATGCCTCCGATTCCATACGGAACGCCAGCTCCGAAAAATCCGCCTCAGACATTTCGTCTTCAACCGCTTTTCTCAACAACAGGCCTTCCCGGATTGAAATCTGGTAAGGGATGGAGCAGATGAAGTAGCTGCGCTCCGGATCGATCATGTTGACACAATAGCCTTGAGCCTTCTTAAATGCCCACGATGATTCATACCAGCATGAGCTGGCGTAAATCTCGCAGTTCTGCTCTAATGGATAATTCTTGTATTCCGGCTTATCTAAGAAGCCGGGGTGTCTGGAAACAGTCAGGAATTTGCGGAGCACCTGATTGATCACATCTGGGTCAACCATCCGGTATTCGTCCACGAACAAGACGTTTGCGCGATTATGCCGGGAGTTATCATTGGCAGCAACAGTCTTGATTTTTGAACCATTGACAAATGAAATGTGGCCATCAGTCAAATTGTTGACTATTTCGCGTTCCTTAATCTCTGCCCGTAAATATGGCGAAGCTGGAATGAGGAGAAGCTGAATCTTGTCCAAAATTTCTCCACTCTGCTTGCGAGTCTTAGAAGCAATGGCAATCTCGGTGCCCGGATACAGAATACATCTAGTCACACAGTAAATTGCTGCGAGGAACGTTTTCCCTTGACCTCTTGCGGCAAGGTACATTACATACGTAAAGTGGAACATGCTCCACAGAATAATTGCCTGAAACCATTTCAGGTTAATGTTTAAGTAGTCCTTCACAAATCGTTGAGGATTCGCTCGATAAAAAGCGGCACGCCATGCAATAGTCTGCATGACGCGATCATTTGCTTCCTTTTCGATTTGCCGGCTACTTTTTTTGCTAACAGCCATCAGCCATCACCGTCAGTATCTTTCTGATCGGGCACAGCTCTGGCTTCCCGGAAGAGTGCTTCCGCACGATCATCCTCTTCGTCAATAGCTTCAGAAATCTGAGGTTTCGAGACTGTGTACTTCGAAACTTCATCATCGTACATTTGTGCATAGTCATTCTTAATGTTAAACATTTTGCACAAGTGCCCAAAGAAAAAGACGGTCACCAATTTCTTGATGCCGTCTACGTCAGCAAACTCGGGAGATGGCTCCGGGATCGGTTTGCTTTTTTCCCATTCCTTGATCAAAGATCCAAACGTCTCGGTTTGAGCCAACTGGTCTTCTTTTGTCTGCTTCGGGGATAACTTTGCCGTTGTCAGCATTTCTTGGAAACTCTTCATGGCATCCGCCGCGGCCTTAGAGTTACCCTCTTGCTGAGCACGCCGGATATTGAGCTGGCTAACGCATAGACTCTGGATACATTGCTCAAGAGCCTTTGAATTAACCTCGTACCGAGATGTCCAATCATCGTACTGTTCAGACAGATATTCGTATTCCTCTGGAATGTAGCCTGGCCCGAACATTTTGAAGACCTCTTCTGGAATCTCAATGTGATTCGCATCTGGATCAACATCAAGTCCAGACGCCTCTGAGAGTGACGTGATTTTTGCAGCGGCTTCTCTACGTTGCAAAATGGTATCCAGATAGGTTGTACCGTGACATTGCACCTGGCGTAGTCTGCGTCTCGCTCCATAAATTGAAGACAGAATGCCATTAGGTTGTGATTCACGGGCTTTCTTGCTCATGGCAAGGGCGTCTTCACTGTAATACCAGTCACAAATCGAGCACATTATGGCCTTGACGAAAGTATTCGTCGGGCCAAATATCCGATGGCAGTTGACACGGCAGATTTGAATACGGAACTGACAAAGGGTATCCGCGCATTGGCCCAGAGCGCCACTGGCGAGGGCCATGACCAGTGGGAGACTGGCGTTATTGTCCAGTTCGACCTCCGGTATACCGTTAAGGCATGGACGGAGGCTGAGAGATATACTTTCCTGGACTTCATTTCTTCCCAGTCTACGATGCACCGCATCGCCAAATTCGATCTGGACAATCAATACATTTCCTACACCGATCCCCGCATGGTCGAGATCATGAAGGAACTCGTAGCCCGTTACAATGAGACGAAGGACCCGGAGGATTATCTGCGAGTCTTGTATAGCAATCCATGTGGATTCCAGTTGGTTGCCGGTATGTCCACAAATTACCGCCAACTCAAAACAATTTATCAGCAGAGAAAGAACCATCGGCTTCCGGAATGGAGAGAGTTCTGCCAGTGGATTGAGACACTGCCCAGAGCACATGACCTGATTATCCGGGAGGCGGCGGCATGAAGCAGCACAGAATCGTCTTGCTTGTAGGGCGTTCCGGCTCCGGCAAAACGGCTCTTGCCAACTATCTCCACGATCAATATGGGTGGAACGCCGTAGCATCTTATACTACACGCCAACCGAGATATGAATCGGAAACCGGCCACACATTCGTTAATGACCGTGAGTTTGATCAGCTTCAAAACATCGTGGCCTATACAGAATTCGATGGGCACCGGTATTGTGCGACTGCGGATCAAATCGATCGATGCGATCTTTATGTGGTCGATGTGGAGGGCGTAAAAACCCTGCAGGAACGCTATTGCGGGAGTTCGCAAATCATGCCCGTGTTCGTAGATGCCTCTGCCGGCGTTTGCATGCGGCGAATGCTCGACAGGGGAGATGGGTTCATGGCGACTTTAAGACGCGCCACGAATGACGATCAGGTGTTCTCTGGAGCTAAAGAATATCTGATGGAGAACTTCGACTCCTGTCTGTCCGTCAATAACGAAGAGCCGCTGGCGGAAGTCGGCGATATGATCTATCGCTGGGCAACTATTTGAAAGGGGAAATTGAATGAGTATCACTCTTTATACAACGCATTGTCCTCAATGCACAGTGCTGCAGGCTCGGCTAGATGCCCACCACATTACATACTCCACTTGTGAGGATGTGCAGACGATGCGGGAAATGGGAATCACATCTGTTCCTGTTCTTGACGTCGACGGTCAGCTCCTTCTCATGAAGGACGCATTATCTTGGGTAAAGGAGCAGGTGTAAAATGTACACTGAGAAATACAACGGCCAGTACCGCAAATACGTCAACTTCATTAAGAGATACCGGGCGGCATCCAACGCCGCAACCGGCAGTGAGGTTGACTCCAACGCAAATGTCGAAAATAAGAATATCGCTACATGCAGCGGCGAACTCTGTAAGAGAGAAAAAATCGGCTGCAACCGACTGCTGATGATGGACAAGATCACAGAAATGTTCAACCCAGAACTGGCAGAAGAATACATCCGGCAGTTAGAATCTCATGAACTCTACAAGCATGACGAGACCAGTATTTATCCATATTGCGTCAGCATCACGATGTATCCGTTTCTGTTCAGTGGACTGAAGGGACTTGGCGGCATGGCAGCCGCACCTAAGAATCTGGATAGTTTCTGCGGTTCTTTTATCAATATGGTGTTCGCCGTTGCTGCGCAATTCGCAGGAGCAGTCTCTACGCCGGAGTTCCTGATGTACATGGACTACTTCATCCGCAAGGATTACGGCGACGATTATACGGAGCGTTGGGATGAAACAGTAACGGCTCCCGGTGTGCTTCGTCAGCGCACTATGAAGGATCTGGTCCATGATAAATTCCAGCAGATCGTTTACAGCATCAACCAGCCTGCCGCAGCACGTGATTTCCAGTCTGTGTTCTGGAACATCGCCTATTTCGATCAGCCATATTTCCATGGAATGTTCGACAACTTTGTGTTCCCGGATGATTCCGAACCATGCTGGGAAACGCTGTCTTTCCTCCAGAAGGACTTTATGAAGTGGTTCAATGCCGAGCGTCTAAAAGAGATTCTGACGTTCCCTGTTGAGACTGTAAATCTGTTGAACGACGGTCACGAGTATGTTGATAAAGAATGGGCCGACTTTGCGGCCGAAATGTACGCGGAGGGCCACTCCTTCTTCACGTACACCAGTGACAGCGTTGACAGTTTGGCGTCTTGTTGTCGTCTGCGCAATGAGATGCAGGACAATTCCTTCTCCTATACGTTGGGAGCCGGTGGCGTCTCTACCGGCAGCAAGGGCGTCATGACGATCAATATCAACCGTCTGGTGCAGAACGCTGTCAGGGATGGTGCGGATATCTCTGAGCGTGTCAGAGAGCAGGTCGAGAAGGTTCATAAATATCTTCTGGCTTATAACGCCATCGTCGAAGACAGCTTCAATTCCGGTCTGCTCGGTGTGTATAATGCCGGTTATATCTCACTGGACAAGCAGTATCTCACGATTGGCATCAACGGCTTTGTAGAGGGCGCCGAGTTCCTCGGCATCGACATCTCGCCCAATGATCGGTATTTCGAGTACGGTAAGATGATCCTCGAACCGATCTACGCAGCCAACCGCGCAGCCAAGACCGATTCCATCATGTTTAATACCGAATTCGTGCCTGCGGAAAATCTCGGTGTTAAAAATGCAAAATGGGATGCGGAGGCTGGTTATGTTGTCCCGCGTCCTTGCTACAACAGTTATTTCTACAAGGTTGAAGATGCCACTTGTAACCTGTTGGACAAGTTCGTACTGCATGGCAAGCTCATGACGCAGTATCTGGACGGAGGTTCCGCACTGCATGCCAATCTGGATGAGCATCTTACAAAGGAACAGTACCAAAAAATTATGGAGGTAGCCGTCCAAACTGGATGCCCATATTTCACCTTCAACGTCCCCAACACGATCTGCAATGATTGCGGGTATATCAGCAAGCACAAGTTGGACCGTTGCCCTAAGTGTGGAAGCGAGAATCTTGATTACGCGACAAGAATTATCGGATATTTAAAGCGAGTATCCAGATTCTCTGAGGCTAGACAAGAAGAGGCTGCCAAGAGGTTCTACGATGATGGGCAGATTAAAGTTTGATGGATATGACATCGTGATGCAGGAGGTGCCAGGCGAAATCAGCCTGGCCCTCAACATCACTGGCTGCCCGCATCACTGCCCTGGATGTCACTCGCCTTATATGTGGGAAGACCGTGGTGAATTTGTTGCTGACAAACTCCCGGAACTGTTGGAGCGATACAAAGGCATGATTACCTGCGTCTGCTTTATGGGTGGGGACCAGAATGATCAAGACCTTGCACATATGTGTGGCTATATCAAGACAACTGACCCCATGATCAAATTGGCCATCTATATTGGAGCGCCTACTGTGCGGGCAATCAGCGGATCATTCCCGTTCTTCGATTATATCAAGATCGGCCCATATATCGCAGAACGCGGAGGTTTGGACAGCCCAACCACCAACCAGCGAATGTACAAAAAGCAGCCGGATGGACATTGGGAAGATATTACATCCGCGTTTCAAAGGAGCTACAAATGAAAACGAAGCTGAATCCAAATGAGGATCGTGTTCGGCAGATCAGAGAAGCGTTGAAAGCTAACGGCGGTTACTGCCCATGCCGGATCGATCAGACGCCAGACACGAAATGCCCGTGCAAAGAGTTCCGGGAGCAGAAAACACCCGGTGAGTGCCATTGCGGGCTATATGTAAAGGAGTAATGCCTTATGGTTAAGACAACAAAAACAATTACCGTCGAAGAATACGATCAGAACGGTAAGCTCATTAAGAAGACCATTACCACGGAACAGACGGAACGCAGCGAGTCTATCTGGGAGAGGAACAATTATCCGATTCCATGCTATTCTAATGGCCCAAGCGATTCCACCGGCGAATTAAGCGGCTTCGCCCGATTCGCGGAATCTGTGACAACAGCGCATAACGGTGCCACAAACAAAACTATTGTGTGACCCTCACCACTTTATAGCCAATGTGTAGATATAGCAAACCCCACCGGAAGTCGACTCCGGTGGGGTAGGTGACGGCGTCTGTTTAGAGAACGTACCACCTGGCGACAAGGACCATCAGCTTATGGACGGCCGTTAAGATCGCCAATAAGGAAGCGGCGTCTTGAATCAGACGCTCCACATCGGAAAAACGAATTTTCTTCATGGATCAGCGCCACCTTTCTTGCGCTTCGCCCTGAGCTTCTAACTCTGCGCCTGACCACCATTTTCCGCGGCAAACGTATCTACGCTTTGGGCGGATGGGTTGCGGTGACGCGGCATGGAACCTTATGCGCACTATGCTCCATGTCGCTCACCGAGTTCCATCTCAGCCATTATACATTCAAATTCCACTTAAAACAAGGAGAGTTATATGCCTCTTAATATTAAGGTAAAATACTTTACAGACATTGAACCGCTTGCGCAAATCGATGGTGGCGACTGGATTGACCTGCGCGCGGCCGAAGATGCCGAACTGAAAGCAGGTGAGTTCCAGTTGATCCCGCTTGGTGTCGCTATGGAACTTCCGGAAGGATATGAAGCACATATCGTGCCGCGCAGTTCCACATTCAAAAAGTGGGGCGTTATCCAGACGAACCATATGGGCGTTGTGGACTTTTCGTACAGGGGAGACCAAGACCAGTGGCGTTTCCCCGCACTCGCTGTGCGCGATACTGTGATCCACAAGAATGACCGCATCTGCCAATTTCGTATCGTTGAAAATCAACCTAAATTGAATTTTGAAACTGTCGATCATCTTGAAAACCCTGACCGAGGAGGCTTCGGCAGCACGGGCTCAAATTAACAAGGAGAATCAATATGAGTAAAGAGGAAATGCTTGACAAAATTGCTGACCTCAGCTACTGCATGAACTGGCTTGTACATGATATGTACGAAGCTGGATACACAGATGATGATATCCAGTGTGCCGTCGATGACGGTGCTCGCGAGTATCGCATTATGCTCGGAGACGAGGAGTAGGCATATTAAACAGTTTGTATGCGAGGGAGGCTTCGGCCTCCCTTTTTTATACGCGCGGATACATAAGGAGGCACCTATGAAAGAGATCCCTATCTGGGAAAAATACACTCTTACCATCGATGAGGCCGCTGCTTATTTTCGAGTCGGTGAAGCCAAGTTGCGCAAAATTGTCAGTGAAAACCAAGACGCAGATTATGTCTTATGGAACGGAGCCAGAGCACAGATCAAACGGAAGAAATTTGAAGACTATATTGATCGCTGCACACTTATTTAAAGCCTTGAAAAAATACGCCTGCCATGGTACAATAAACTGCTATGTCAGGCTCCGGAAGTAAAGGAGCTAATTATTTATGTCAGACAGGAGAGATCGAAAGGGACGAATTTTACGACCAGGCGAATCCCAGAGAGCGGATGGCCAGTATATGTATCGCTATACAGATGCCCTCGGTGAGAGAAAAACCGTCTATAGTTGGACGTTGGTCTCAACTGATAAAGTACCGAAGGGTAAACGCAGCAAGATCTCCTTGCGAGATATGGAAAAGCAGATTGTGCGAGACGTGGACGACGGGATCGTTCAGAATACGTTAACCGTCGCACAGGCATATCAGAACATGATGGAAATCAGGGTAGATTTGAGAACGACCACGAAGTCAAATTACAACCTGATCTTCAACACAATGATTGCCCCTAAATTAGGGAACAGAACTTTGGCCTCTTTGCGTCATAGCACTATCGAAAAGTTCTATCTATCTCTCGCACGAGAACGCGGATACTCGGCAAGTACCATTCTTGTGGCTCATAATATCGTATACCTGATATGCGAACGAGCGGTCGAAGATAATATTATTCGCAATAACCCGGCGGCAAACGCATTTGGAGTCATTTCCAAATCCGATGTCGCAAGGCCGCCCGTCAAACGAGAGGCTTTGACAATAGAACAACAGACATCCTTCGTCAATTACGTCTACGGTACAAAGGAGACAGAAAGGTACGGTAACTTGTTTACGGTACTGCTGGGCACAGGAATGCGCATTGGTGAGGCCCTCGGACTACGGGTATGCGATTGTGACTTCGAAGCGAATATGATTCGTGTTACCCATTCCTTGGTATACAAACAACCAGACGGAGAAGGATATCGGTATATGATACTGCGCCCCAAAACCCCATCTGGTTACAGAACAATCCCAATGATGGCCGAAGTGAAGACCGCTCTTCTAAGAGAGATCAACGAACACCGAAACAATACGCAACCAGCTTTTGAAGTAGATGGTTACACGGACTTTATCTTCCTTAACCAGCGTGGTAAGGGAATGAGGGCTTCGCGCCTTTGTGAAGTGCTCAAGCAGATTCAACACGACCATAACTGTGTTGAGAAGATGCGAGCCATCGAAGAAAATCGACAGCCAGTTTTGTTGCCACACATTTCGCCACATGTCCTGCGTCACACATTCTGTACGCGCCTTTGCGAACAAGGACAAAATATCAAGGTCATTCAGGATGTTATGGGGCACAAACATAGCTCAACGACATTAGACGTTTACGCCCATGCCACAGACGACATTAAGGCTGCGAGCTTCGCACAGTTGGATGGCAAGATCAAGCTGGCTTGATTCAAATTGGTGTAAAATCGAATTTACACCAAAATCTACACCAATTGGCTGAGAAGTTATGAGAAGATATGAGAAGTTATACCACTTCAAAGTTCTCAATATCAGTCAAATGAGAAGATATGAGAACTTATGAGACGAGGTGAGACATAGATGTACTTAAAAGCACTGGAGATACAGGGCTTCAAATCCTTCCCTGATAAGACGGTCCTGAACTTCGGTGAGGATATTACGGCCATCGTAGGACCTAATGGCTCCGGCAAGTCCAACATTTCCGACGCTATCCGCTGGGTCATGGGCGAGCAGTCCAGCAAGGCCCTCCGCGGTGGCAAAATGGAGGACGTGATCTTCGGCGGCACAGAAAAACGCGCCCCAGTGGGCTTTGCTCAGGTGACGTTGGTGCTGGACAACACAGGTCATCTGTTCCACTCTATGGACGAGTCCGAGGTGGCCGTCACCCGGCGATATTACCGCAGCGGAGAGAGCGAGTATTACATCAACCGCCAGTCCGTCCGACTGAAGGACATGACGGAGCTGTTTATGGACACCGGCATGGGTCGGGAGGGCTATTCCATCGTAGGCCAGGGCAGGGTGGATGAGATCCTCTCCACCAAGAGCACGGACCGCCGGGAGATCTTCGAGGAGGCGGCAGGCATTTCCAAGTACCGCCACCGGAAGGAAGAGGCGGAGCGAAAGCTGGAACGCACAGAGGAAAATCTGGTGCGGATCAACGATAAGATCGCAGAGCTGGAGCTTCAGGTAGAGCCGCTGCGGATACAGGCGGAGACTGCGAAAAAATATCTGGTCCTCCGGGACGAGATGCGCCTGTTGGAGATCTCCCTGTGGCTGGAAAATCTGGAAGCGTTGAAGGCCAACGCCCGGAAGCTGGAGATCGACCTGCGGAACGCGGAACAGGAACGGGACGAGGCCCGGTCCCGCATGGACGCACTGTTCGCGGAAAACGAGCAGTTTGGCCAGCGAATGCAGGAAAAGGACATGGAGGCGGAGGGTCTGCGGACGGAAGCCGCCCAACTGGACGCCCGGACAGCGGAGCAGGATTCCGCCGTGGCGGTGCTGGAAAGCACCATCAGCCATCTGACGGAGAATATTGAACGAGCAAAAAGCGAACTGGAAGAATCGGAGAGCCGCACCGGGGGCTATGAGGTCCAGGCAGCAGAACAGGATGCCCATGCGACGGCACTGGAACAGCAGGCCGCCGCGCTGAATGTGGAACTGGACAAGCTGTTGGCCCAGGCTCAGGCAGCATCGGAGCAGGCGGGAGGCGCCGCCGCGGAAGCGGAAGCCTTCCGGGGGAAAGAGGCCATCGCCATTGCCGCTGCCGCAGACGCTCGGGCGGAGGCTGCCGCCATTCGTGCGGAAACGGAGCAGATCAGATCCCGCCGCACGGCGGCACTGGCGGATAAGGAGACCGCGCAGCGTCAGTTAGAGGAACAGGGGCGGGAGGCAAAGGCAAACCGCCGGGCCTTGGAGGACGCACAGGAGGACGCGGAGGCCGCCGCCAACATTATCAGCGGACACACCCTGCGGATGGAGGAGCGGAAGAAGAAGGCCGACGCTGCTGCCGAAGCCAGAGTGAAGCTCACCATGGATGTGGGCGCGCTGGATAACCGCATCCGTCTGCTGACGGAAATGGAAAAGGACTACGAGGGCTTCAACAAGGCTGTCAAGCTGGTCTGTCAG